TGATAGTAATGCAGAACTTATACTGAACACAATTGCACTAGAAGAAAATCCCGAAAACTATAATGGTATCGTTGACTCGACCAATAATATAAAAGAATCAGTAGACCATGCACAGCAAGAGCAGATACGAATATCTGAAGCATTAGAAGACTTAAAGCAGGCTAATCATGAGACGAATTCTGGTTTAAGTCTAATAAGAAATACAGAAAAAGAATTAGAAAAAGTTCAAGAATCTGATCTAGAGGTTCGGAGGCAAGCATTAGAAAACCTTCATTCATTCATAACTCTCTTCTTTGTTATTGGTTTCGGAATGTTAGTGGCTGGGGCATTTATAGCATTTTGGGTCAACGGAAAATTAGGTACAGTCATATTAGGAATAGGTATTTTAACTGTCGGTTTTGCTTCCGCTTCCCAGTATTATTTAGAAGAAATAGCAACAATTGGCCTAATTATATTAATAATTGGTTTTGTGGCAACATCCGGAATTATTGCCTGGATGCTTATTAAAGGAAGAGGCAACGAAAAGGCTATTAAAGAAATTGTAGAACTTATTGAAGCCATGAAAGAAAAATTATCACCCGAAGAAAGAAAAGAAATTTTTGGAAAGGGAAATTTAGCATCTCAATTAACTAGTGATTTGACTAAAAAGATTGTTGCCGAAGTTAAAATAAAAAACGGATTCAAGAAACAGATTTAATTTCATTGTAGAGATATTTACAAATGTAATAAGAATCAACAATGTCGGAAACGGGGTTGTTGATTTTTTTCTTCTTGGGTGTTATTTCATGCTGAAGGTTTAATCCCGTTTCGGATATGAATGAATTATGCATCATATCCTTATCCGCATTTCCCTTTCCTGTTGCAAATTTCTTAATATTTGCAGGCGGAACTACTTCTAAGGGAATACCAATATTGTAAATTTTATATTTTAATATACCAGTATTTTCTGCAATATGAAATAACTTTCCGCTAGAATTGAACGAATAACCTTCGATGGCTATTTGTTCACATCCAATTAATTTTTCAATTGCCCAATCACTTATGCTTTTATAACGCTCAGAATCTCCATCCCACTTTGAGAACGATTCTCCGTGTATATTATTCAGAAAGAAATTAGCATAAATTTTTGTGTCGGTGAGGAAATAAAATTTACATCGTTCAAATATAAAAGATTCATCTTCTGTTCCAACAAACACACATATACTGGGACTTCTCATTGAGTAATCAATTCCGGCTATAATCATTTCACATTCCTCTTGCGATTAAAACTCCAATTAAAAATCCTATAAGAGAAACTGCTATCCCTTCAGGGGTTGATAAAAGCATCAATCGTATTTTCCAAAATTCCTTCATGATTATTTATACTCTCCTTTATCCAATGTTCGAACATGTCAACTCTTGTTGCTGAACATTCAATTATTTCTCCCTCTATGATCATAAAATTAGATATTATTCCAATCAACAATCTTTGTCCGTGCCAATTGGTAAACACTGCACCACCAGAATCACCATGCCAAATTGTTGCTTTTCTTGGAAGGAATTTAATTTCCCCAATATTTTCTAATACTGTTCCATAATATCGAAAAGTTCCTGGTTTACTATATTTCTTAAAATGAAAAGAATATCCTACAGTGGTAATATTAGCAAATCGACACACAAACTGTCCGGTGTGTATTTTTGCTGGTGTTATACCATGTGGTTCGTGTTCCAAAAAAAGAAGTCCGATGTCGTGGGGAACACGCATATTAAGGTCGTATTTCGGGTGGATCAGTGTCTCTGATATACAAATTATCTCTGTTCCAAAAGAAACATATGACAATTCTATACCGTCTATACAGTGTCCAGCCGTTAGCACTACATTGGGTGCGATGAGAACACCGCTACCGATGATATTCCCCACGACACCAGACAGTGAACAAACTGCTGGATATGGGTCATTATCATAATTAACAGTTTCAAACCATTCTAAAAAATCTAGTTTGTTTTTTTCTGTTGTTTTTTGGGTGATTTGTTGCTGAGGAACCGGTGTCTGGGCTACGCAGCCTGATAAACATAATATAGATGCTAAGAAATATAAAACACTCTTATGCATTCCAATTAATATTTATATTGCATATTGCAGTTTTTGTTAAATATTTTTCAAATAATTAAATTTATAAATAATTATATACCAAAAGGAGAATACATGAATAAAGATGTCCTTTTACTCAATTCAAGTGAGGAAGTTTTAAAAATCATTGACTGGAAGAAGGCAGTTAAATTGCTCACATTAGGAAAGGCAAAGAAGCCATATAATTACAAAAAGACCTATTCTATAAGGACGATTCGCGGAGAATATAAACTCCCCGCTGCAATCGTCCTTGTTAAATATGTGTTTATGCCGTATCCAGAAGATTCGATGTCTTGTACTAGGAGGAATGTGTTTAGACGGGACGAATACACTTGTCAATATTGTGGTTATCAATCAAATAATCCTAAGAAATTAACAATTGATCATATACATCCTCGCTCGAAGGGCGGAGGAACACAATGGACCAATTTAGTAACTGCTTGTCCTAGTTGTAACATCAAAAAAGGAAACAAACTCCTTAAAGAATGTAAAATGAAATTAAAGACCAAACCAAGAAAACCAAAAAGACTTGCTCTTCAACTAGTTGGTATTGATGTGTATGGAAAAAAATTATGGGAACGTTGGATGAGCATATAAAACAACCCTCCCAGATTGCTCCGAGAGGGTTGTGAAGTGTCGGGACAAGTCCCGTCTTATCAGAACTGAATTTGGAGTTGAGTGCGAAGAAGATATTCTCCGGTAGCAGTGGTCATATTCCAACCAGTGTTACTCAAGTTCCAGCCTGCATCAATAGAATTGAGCGAATAACCAAGGTCGGTCGTCCACTTGACATTCTTATTGAGGTAGTAGTTCACACCGAAGGTGGCAACGCTGAGATCTTCAGCAGCACCCTCAAGAGAACCACGCTCATACTGGACAAATGGTTCCCACTTGTCCATTGCGTATGCAGCATTCCAGACCGTGCCCCAATTATCACCCATATCACCACTCGTTGCGGTGTATGAACCAGTGAGTTTGAGACTCTTCCATTCCATGACAGCATCAGCAGTCCATGTGTTATAATTGGTAACGTCAAGATTGTTGTGCGAAGCAGCAAAACCTACGTCAAGCCAATCGGCTGCATCCCAGTCAACACGACCAGTAAACGCATAACCATTTTGAACACCAGCACCATTATCGGTGTTGAAGCCATCGGTGTATGCACCAGTGAGTTTGAAGCCACTACCGAAGTCGTGGGTATACTGGACACCCTGACTGCGACCCTGACCAAACTCATGTGCAACAATAGAACGCTCTGCTGCGAGCGTATCAACCTGCGAGGTCAGAACTTCCCGCATAAACGGGGACTTGAACTGACCAACACGGAATCCATTCCAATCAGCGTATGCATCCTTCATTACGAATGCGCCGCCATCATCCCACTGACCGCTTACTCTGTATGACATATCATAGATGTCACCTTCAACAATAAGACGGACTCGGGGAACACTAAATCCGTGAGTCTCGTCAACGCCAGCCATTTTGGTGTCGTTAAGGGACCAACGAAATTGTGCAAAACCATGAACATTGACCGTGACAGGATCCTTTGCCTGCCCCTGCATCATTGTTCGGTAATCAGCATCAGCAAGAATTTCAGCGACCAGTGCCTTCGTGGCTTCTGTTCGTTGAATGTCCATTTTGCTGGGTGCTACCAGTGAAGCAATCTTGGCTTCTGCTGCATCAAGTCGAGTTTGCAATTCATCATATGACTCGTCTGCTGCAAGATTGGCAGTAAGAACTGCTGCACCAGCGACTACAAGAGCAGCCACGAGCCATTTGTTACATTTTAGTGAATGTACTTTCATGAGATTATCTCCTCAGAAGAGGTTCATTGTCCCACTGCGGTTGTCGCAGCATTCCACAATTCTTGAACTGCATGTCCGAACCACATAACACCACTCCATGCGAATGGAACAAGTGCGAGGGTAATGAGCATACTACGATTGATGCCTACCTTACCCAATGTGCGGGTAATGCAATCATCTCCACCAGAACAACACTTATCTGAATTAGCCATTTTGATTCTCCTTTTGTGAGATTATACCCTGGCTAGAGGGCTGGAGCGAAATGCTCCTCTAATAAAAATGGGCGTGATTACCCATTGATTTTTGATTGTGTCTTTTATATAGACACCCCAAACTTTCTAAACTAATGTAAGTCCACCATTATAGCGTCAAAAATGAAGGTGTCAAAATAAAACTTTGAATTTTATCGGATAGGGCAAGATCCCCCAACACATTCAATCCCCGACAAAATCTCACCAGTTGCTACTGATTCAATCTCTTTGAGTCGTGCAGTTCGCCTCTCATACTCTTCCTGTGTGATTTCTTCGTAGGGTGCTTGGTCAAATCCGTGGTCGGAGTGAAGTAGGAAACTCACTGCTTTTAGAGAATTGGCGTAATTCTTCTCCATCCACTCCTTAATTTCATCCAATTCCTCAAGACGATAATATATTGTGACAGATACTGAATTGTCCGACCATTCTTTTTGTATTCTTGCGACAAGTTCCAACTGCTCTATTGCTGTCATGTCGCGGGCTAGGAGCGTGCCTAAGGGCACAGAACACGGAAATTCCACAACAATGGTGCTATGGTCCTCTGTTCCATCAAAACCCCTTACATATTCTACTGGATAATTTGCATCTCTACACAATGACACAAGAGCATCGTCTGATGCCATTCTTATCCTGCGAATATAGTAATTAGAATATGCAGGATGAATTCCTGGCGTACTTCCTGATAAAATCGAAAGTGTCCCTGATGGTTTTACTGTCGTCAATCTAATACTTTCGGGATATCCTTTTTTCTCTGACCACTCCTTGTCATACTTCCTCAAATCGTTATAGCATTCATCCAACCATTCCAATTTATCAAAGGATTGACAAATACCAGTGATACCCACACCAATCCTCATGTTCCTGTGGACAACCTCATTAGTTTTTTCGTGAATAAAAGGAAGCGCACATATTGCTTTTTGTGTCTTATAAAGGAGTCTTGCACACTCTTTGAATTCTTTCTTTGACTCAATGTTGTTGAGATGAATCTCAGAGAGATTGCAGCATTCATATGATTCAAGAAGAATTTCCGAACACGGATTTAATGTTTCACATTTGTCTTTGCTTTTATCCCCAACTCTACCAAACTTTTGTGAAAGTGGGAGGTTGAAGAACCCGTAAGGTTCACCAGAACCATCATATCCCTTCCATACTGCATCACTGATATGCTCATACGAATCTGCATAGATGGTGTTGTTTGACATTGCACGCCAGTTTGGAACATTACCCAAGTCCCACCGTTTAGCACGAAGGAACAGATAATCGTCTGGGTCGCCCAGAGCAATGGTTGCACTTCTTCTAATGTTGCCCGCAATCACGACCGATGCGACAATATTACATATATCAAGAACATCTAAGGAACGAAGTTTCTTTCCCTCACGTTCACGAATAACACCACAAATCTTCTCAACACCTTCAATGAGAATACCGGGTCCAGATGCCTTACCACCAAACCCCTGAATATGCTCACCCGATGAACGAACAAGAATAGTAGAATATGTGAAGGACTCACCCGTATAGAATAAAGACTTCATAACTTTCTTAAGAAGTTTCACCCAACCTTCACGGGAGTCTGGAACAATAAAGTCTGCATCGTTGGTCTTTTCGTGGGTGATTGACACTCCCTCTTTCACCTTGGGGAGTTCGTGGACATCCTCTCTTCGGATGGAGAACCCGACTCCACCTCCGAGCATCAAGTTCTCAAAGATGAAACAAAAGTCATCAATGTCACGAACGCAAACACCCCAGCAATTGAGAAGAGAGTTGCCACCGAATCGGTCAACAGTGGAAGTGCCAAGTTGCCAGAGCATCCGACCTGCGAAGTTGCATTTGAGATTGAAGACAAGATCATATAATCTTTGTGCTTCCTTGGTAGTATAGTCTGCGCCAATCTTCTGCGCGCCGTTGATACAGCGAGCGATAGTTTCCCACCACTCTTCGTTCGTCCCGTCTTCCTTGAGTCGGGAGTAAGTTCTCTTGTATACGATTTCCCCAAGTCCGTTGTACCCCCACTTCGGCTTCTTGTTTTTATATAGCGAAAGGAATTCTTCGGGCAGGATATCACTCACATATGTCATAATCTATAGTTCCTTTTGGGAATATTTATATTATTTGGTCAATTCATTCCACGAAATCGGGAACAATGGTTGGATAATTTCATTAATTGCTTTTGCATATTCTCTTATTTCCCACTGTGCATGGGAGTCTATTCTCTGCTTATAGAAACGTGCATACGCAGCCAAACTTCCTGTCCAATACCATTCGGTATACATTCCTTGCGGCAATATAAATCGTGCCTGTTCTGGTGCAACTCCACGTTTAATGAGAGAGTTGTATACTTTAACTGCATGATCTACAACCCTTCTATATTGTACAGATATTATCGTAGATTGTGGTTCTTCCATAAAATCTTCTGAACCCTGCTTGGCACCACCCTCTGGTTTAGTTCTCCATTTGGGCTCATAAAATTCTGGTTCGAATGTAACATATCGTCGTGATATCTCATTCTCGCAATTATGTACAACAATTTCATTTGCAACAAAATTATGTTCTGGGTGATTTATGGTAATATCATAAACAACTTCAACGCCAGTGTGTTCGATTTTTGTTATTCGAGAAAATGTTTTTAGTTTTGTTTTATTTTCCGGAATAGTCATGATGTAGCAATCTTGTTGCATTGACCATGACACACCATTGTGAAATAAACCAACAGCATTTCTTAAAGAATTAAAACCACTCTTCGTTAATATCCTATGGTCTTCTGTTAATTTCAACTCTTTGCCGTTTGCTGTTGTTATCTTGAACACTTCTTTTGTGCCATTACATACAACATTACTAATATATCCGATCTCGAATTGTTCTGTTTGGGTATTAAATACTCTAGTTTTTCTTTTCAGTATTAATTCGCGTTTTGTGAATTCGCCCGATGGGTTTTTATAATTCCAATCCGTATATATTTTTTCTATTGATTGCGGACGTACGCTTGTACTTTTTGGTTTAACTTTTAGGAATGGAACTTCTGTATCACCAGACACACAAAATCCAACTTTATGCTTAAAGAACTGTGTTCTAATTGAAATTGGTGCTTTGATTCTAAGTGTTATTTGGGGATGAGCAAAGGGTGTCCAATGTTTGTGTTCTGAAAGGTATTTTATTAATTTTTCATCTTTGGTTTTAAGTTTTTTAATACACTCAGCAGAGTAGTGCGACTCTGTTTTATCCAACCTATCCTTTGCTTCTTGATCTATTCCCCATTCGCTTTCGTTATTAAAAGAAACACGGGCAGCCTGACACACAGTCAAGTCACTGCCCATATGATCAATATAATCCACATGTCCATTGTCTAATACTTCAATCCTCTGCATAATTTTCATAGTCCTCATCATCTTGGTTTTCTTCAGATATCTCAATTTCTATAATATCAACAAAATCTTTAGAATATTCTTTGGCTCTCTTCCACGTTTCACTATCAACATGCTCTTTAAGG